CTTGATTCATCATTTCAATTCTTCTAGCTTCTAGGTCGTTTATTTGTTCGTTAAGCATCATAGCTCTTTGATTTTCACCGTTTTGAACAGCCTCTTCATAATCTTTGTATAAATTTTCAATTTCAACACCGATACTAAAAGCCATTTGCTCTGGGCTGCTGGGCATAAATACTTCATCCCCTTCTGCCATCATCATACGTGGCTCCATATCTTGCATACCACCCATACGCATTTGAGGCATCATTCCAACAGGTGAAACTTCTGGAAGGTCTTGAGTCATCGGCATCTGAGTTGGANCTTGAGGCATTTCCATTATATCGTCGATAGAAAAATTAGGCATGTTGCCAAAATCAAAATTGCCGATAGGCTGACCAAAGATGGTTGGGTTAGCAAATTGTTGCTGTTCAGACCTTCTGATAGCGTCACGTATGCTCGAACCTCCTCTGGGTTTTCTTCTTCTAGGGTCAACCTTGTAACCTTTTTGAATTGGTCTTCTTGGAAATATTGGTCTAGGTTGATTTCTAGGGGGGTCAAACAGCGGATGTCCAGGTCCAAAAGGTCTAGGTCTAAAAGAAGGAGGAATCATATTAGGACGTCTTGGCATCCTAGATACTTTCTTTCGCATGTTGTTTTTTATTTTACTTAAAAATCGCATATCAAATCCTCGGTTGCTTTATTCTAACACCCAAAACTTTAAAAAGTATAGAAAAAATTTTGGGGGTATGGGTACCCTTTTGTTTATTTGGTTTTAAATTGGGGAAAAAGTGTGAATAACTTTTTTGGCTCAGACTTTTTTTTGGATGGAAAAAATTTTTTTAGGGCAGGCAAGATAAAGATCTTGGAGAAGATTTATTGAACGAAGTGCAAAAATACCTCACCTGCATACGAATCATATATGAGCGATATAAAAAAGGCAATCTTTAGATATGGGACTTTGAGTATGTGTTTTATTGTTCTTCTCTGCTTTGTACGGAGTCCCAATATACAATATGGGGTGTACCCTTTTGTTTTAGTCCCGTTTCGTTTACCCGTTTCATATCGTATAGAGTCCCTTTCTTGCGGACAAAAAAAAGGCGGGTTGCCCCGCCTAATTCCCGACAGTTAATTAAGAATGGGGATGTGTCCATTCCGATTCTTTAGAAAGCCTACCGCCACTTATCGCAACAAGCGGTCTATATATTGATAGATCGGTTGATAAAAATATTAGATCGCTTTCGCCTTTAGGCAATAACGCTCTCTTTATCAATTCGCCATCAATATAAAAGCGGTACTCTCTATCGCCATTTTCTAATTGGCGGTGAGTGGTAGTATGCTTTAAGAATGTGTGCGAGTTGCTCGAACTTGTTCCAACTCTTACTTCAACTTCGCCCGTATCTTTCACGCCGTAAGATTTACCACTCTTATAAATACAAGCGGTAATAATATTCCATATTGGGTACTGTCTCATATTAACTCCTTGTTAGCGTAATCAATTAATTTCTTAGCCAACTCGGTTGCGTGTAAGTGCATATTAGAATCAATCATATCCATAAACTTTTGATCCTCTTGACAAACTTCAAAGTTAGCAAGGGTTCTACCCTCGAATATGCTAGCAACAACTCCTAGCTTTGTAGCGTTGTCGAACCAATTACCATTTTTATTTAAATCATTCATTTTTTAGTTTCCTATAATTGCCCTTGCGGGTACTGTAATTATATCAATTTTAGACCGTCTTTTCTACTTTTTGTCTATTCGGCTGCTACATCAACTCGGAGCTGGCATTTTTGCGGATCTATAATTCCAGGGGAAAAGCTGTTTAAAATTCTAGGCCCTCTTTTATTCTTTTATAGGCCGCTCGGCCGCCCTCGGCTGCTATCTATATTTTCTAGGTCTTATTAGTTCTAATCTTTTACGGATCTAAACCTTTTCTTTCTTTCTATTCTATCCCGACCACCCGACACCCGACTTTCTAGTTCTAAGTTCAAACCCGACACCCGACATCCCGACAGTTTTGGCTCAAACTTGAACCCGACACCCGACAATCCCCAAATTTTTAAAAGGGAAAGCCGAACAACAAGGGAAATGCTATTAATTTCTAGTATTTGCCCCCTATAGAAGAAAAACAGTTATATTCTTCTACAATTAGTAATTATTTGCTATAATTAAGGGGTAGCAAAAGCTACCATTTAAAAGGAAATAAAATATGAATATAACTTTTACAAGTAAACGCGATAAGGCTTTTGAACTTGTTGATGAGGGACTAGTATCACCCGAACAGATGATGCGAATGGCACTTAGCTATATGTCAGCAGATGATGTTGAAGATATGCTAGACGCTAATGAACTATCGGATAGATTTATAGGAGAAGATAATGAGTGATAGAGCAACGACAATAATGGATAAACTTGACGAAGAAAATGCTTTAGCCAAAAAGCATAATCTTGATAATTACCATTCGGGGGGTGGTTGTTTTCATTTGGCTTACTTTACAAATGTAGAGGGGTTGATGTGGTTAATAAATGATATTGACGAAAGCAACGAACCAAGTATGGATTACCCAACAGATGAAAACCAAAGATGTATGTTTGGTCTTGATCTTATTTATTTGGAAGATGATGTTCAAACTGAGCAGATAGTTAAAATCTTGCAAAAACATCAAGCACTTACTGTTGATGAATCTTACGATCACACATTTTTTTACGAAACTTTTAAAAGTGGAGTTAAGAAAATGAAAGCAATAACCAACGAAATCAATAGCTTGAAATCTCATACGGGATTGGGTGAAAAATTTGTGGTTATTTGGAATAGAGAATCTTACGGAGAAGTTGAGCCTAGAATTATCACCTTTAATGATTTTGTAAATGACGGAATCGGTGGAGAGTGGAACATTGACGAGGACGGAGAATTTACTCTTGACCATTTAAGAAATCTCAAACTAGGTGAAATGCTAGAAGTCTGTTCTCCTTTCGGTTGGGATATTAAAGTAATTAAAATTAAGTGGGTGTCCTAATGAGTTTAACATTCGTAGAATTTGATCCAGTTCAAGCTAAGAAAGATAGAGAGTTAGAACTTCAACGAAGAAGGGAACAATATCCTTTACCTTTAGATAGCGAAACTAGAGAAGAAATAGTTAGAAGATGTGCAATCCTTAGACATATGGGTGATGACGGAATTGGTTGCGATTATAACCAATCTAACGATCAGCAATTAGTAGATTATTACAGTTGGGTTCTTGATAAAGAACATGACGACCTACTAGCAGATGAGTTCGTTATAAGACTCTAGATTTTCCCCACCTTAATAACCCTCTCTTTTGAGGGTTTTGGTGGTATAAGCAACCCATTTTTAAAGGAGAAGATAATGGAAAAACCAAATACTAAACCCGAACTCAAAGAGTTCAAACTTAGACGAACAACCAATACTTACGAGTATTGTTATGTAATGGCTGCCGATTGGGAAGATGCAGAAGAACAAGGCAACTATCAAACCCAAAAATGGGAACAAGAAGATAGCCGATCAGAAATTGATGTTGAGGAGTGCTAAATGATTACAGATGAACAAGTAAAAATTTGGATAGAGAAATTTGATAGCAACGATACTACAGATTTGCTAACAGACATTCTCAATAACAAAGTTAAGTTGGAGATTATGTCCGATAGTGTGTTTGCTTATTGGACGGGTGAAATGGAACTAGCCGAAAGGTTATACAAAGAAATGTGGAGAAAAGCATGACTAAAAGAGTTCTAATTGCTTGTGAGTATAGTGGAACAGTAAGAGATGAGTTTTTAAAACTAGGTTTTGATGCTCACTCTTGCGACATCTTACCTTGCGAAAGCACATATTGTCCCGACTTATCCCGACATCATCAAGGTGATGTTATGGAAATACTAAATCAGAATTGGGATTTAATGATTGCTCACCCACCTTGTACCCATTTATCAGTAAGTGGGGCAAGGTGGTTTACTGAAGGCAAAAAGCCAATGCACTTAAGAGATGATGCGATTGCTTTTGTCCAAAAACTTATGGACGCTGATGTAAAACATATCGCAATAGAAAATCCCGTAAGTGTTATCTCATCTTATATAAGAAAGTCCGACCAAATGATTAACCCATATCAGTTTGGTCATAAAGAATACAAAAGAACCTGTTTATGGTTAAAAGATTTACCCAAGCTAATTGAAACTGATAATGTGAAAGCAGAAACAGATCAATTACACCCCAAAGAAAAAAATAGAATTTGGTGGTTAGGAAGTGGCAAAGGTAAAGAAAGGAGTCTGTTTTATCAAGGAATTGCTAAAGCTATGGCTAAACAATGGGGTGATTATATTACCCAAAACAATGGAGAAAAATGATGAAGAATGAATACAACAATGTAGCAATAAGTAGGATAACTTTTTATAAGTTTGATGACGAAGGCAACGAACTAGAAAACGAGGACGGAACAATTAAAGAATTTAAATTGAAACCCGTTAGATTTAAACCAATAGAATATCTTTGCGAAGATTTAGACCCCGAGTATTTAGTAGAAATTAAAGGAGAAGAAAAATGAAATATATGGTTGAACTACATATAACCCAAATTCATGATATTGAAATACAAGCCAATGGTTATGAAGATGCAAGGAACAAAGCCTTAGAACAATATAATAAAGGTTTAGTTCAAGTTAACTCAATTGGAGTAGGGGAATCAGCGAAAGTTGTTAGCTTTACATCCATGCCAACAATAGAAGAAATACTAGGAGAAGAAAAATGAATGTAAGTGAACTTATAAAAGTCTTGAACGATATAGAAGATAAAACTTTACCCGTTAGAGTTTTAGAAGATAACCCTAATAACGCTGATTACAATTTAGAAAATTATTGGCTAGATAAAATTGATGTAGCTAATACAGGACAGAGTGGTTATGAGTTAAGTGGTGAAGTTGTTTTAAGAGGGGGTGAATAATGGCCAGAGTAATAACTAATTTCGGCAACGAAAGATTCGAGGGAACTAGTGAAGAATTTAGAGAAATGCTAAAAACTAAATTAGCTGCTCCCGACCAAAAATTAAATTTCCAGATAGATGACCTATCGGAAAAAACCAAGAATAACTTAATCGAGTTATTCAAACCTAAATTTTAAAGGAGAACGAAAATGAGTAATTATGTATGTAATGAATGTACCTCTGATGATATAGAAATTATCAAGGACAAGAATAATGAGATGGATTGCTATTGCAATAACTGTAAACAAGAAAACTATACTGTTTCCTTGTGGTGGACTAATCAACAGGAGAATGAAAATGAGTAATCTATATAACGATACAACAAATGCTTTATTGAATGCTATTGATATCCAAAAGACTATTGAGAGCAACGACCTTAACAATATTAAAAAAGTTCACTCTGGTACAGCTAACGAAGATACCTTAGAGGATTTAATTAATGATGTTGTTTCTTTCTTAGAAAACTTAACAGAACAATTAAAGGAGAACGAAGATGATAATAGTTAAGATAGGAATACAAGACGGAGAAAGAGAATATGACGAATGGAATTATTATAATACCTTTACTGAAAATGATTATCTAGAAGGCAAGATAACCGACAGAGAAATCTTATCTGAGTTTTATGGTATTGAGTTTGGAGATAATGATTATTTTGATAAAGATAGAGAAAAGTATTGGAATGATACAAGTTGCGTTTGGGTTAATTCTGTTATGAATATATCCGAAAAAGAACTTAACACTTTAAAACATTTTTTAGTATAAAAGAATACCGAAGATGAGGACTAATCCTCGTCTTCTTCTTCGGCTGCTTTAGGGATAGGTCTAACTTGTTTTTTTTCTGGCTCTTTATCTTCAATGGGTTCTTCCCCGACAATAACCCCGACTTCTTCAGCTCCCGACTTGTCCTCGATCTCAATTCCCGACTTATGCTCAATAGCTTGTTTGCCTAATAAATCAGCCAGGCGTCTTTCAACCTCATCCCGACTCATTTGATCTACCTTCCCATGCAAGACTTCCCGACGATCTATGATTAAACCCCCGACTTTCAAAAGCAAGTTCTGAGCGTTAATGGCGGCCGTAAAATTTCCCTGCGCCCAGGCGTCATCTCTTAACTTATACAAGTCTTCAACAGCTTTCTCATGCGTTAGTTCAAACTTCTTCTTGGCCTCAATCATCAGTCTTTCATATTCCCGACGCACGTGAGCATATTTTCCGTTAGGCGTCATGTACCGACTAACAACTATGGGATTTTTAAACCCTGCCTTCTTCGCAGCTTCCGTAAATGAAAGTGTGGGATCGTTAACTGCATTCCATACTAACAAACGCTGACGCTTAGTTAGATTCTTTTCATGCAAATTGGCGTATTCAATAGGCATATCATCTACATCTGCAAGTGTAGGCTCAACCTTCACGCTTTTTCTAAGTCTTCTCTCTGGGTTCTTGCTCATCTGCTACCTTATAACTGATTAATCGTCCGTTAAAATACCTAACTAATTCTACTACATCTTGTCTTTCAAGCAAAACAACAATTTCTTTCGGTAAAACTTTGCTGATTTTTTCTGTTAATTTATACATATTTTCTCCGACTTTTGTCAGAGCCTATGACAAAACTCTGACAAAACTATTGAATCCTCTCTAAGTACTACTAATACAATAAATAATTATATATATATTATTATATATATACCTATATATATACTTTTGTCATACTTTATCTTACCCCCCCTTATATTTTACAATTATGAGGGGAATATAAGGGTTATTTAGGGGGTACTCTGACAATATGACAAAACGCCTAAACCCTACTGCTATAACATTTCCAGCTGTCAGACCTTTCTGACATTCTGACAAAACTACCCTGTTTTTAGCAATATATCGGCAAATTCGACTTATAAGGGGGTACTTTTGTCAAAGTTTGCTGACAAAACTATTTAAGCTCCATGTTCTTTAAGATGTGCGTAATCACTTCGATTGTCCAACCATTCCCCAAACATTTGAGTCTCTGCGTTGTTGAAACGCAATCGGTGTAGTTATCTGGAACTGTTTGCAACCTCTCCGCTTCAATCGGAGTAATTTTTCGCCAATAAACATCTTGATCTTTGTCTCTGGTAAGACTAATCATGTGATCGTTGTTCAAACCAGGGGTAACTGTTCCAACCTTACCATCTTCTCTAGGTACAATCTTTTTAGCTCGAAAAGGCGTATGATCTTTGCCCGTCTTTTGTTTGCTTTCTCGTCTTAATCGTTTTGCTTCTTCCGTTCTTACTTCTCGATACGATTGGACAACCAAGTTATCTTTTCTAACAGATGTAAGCGAATTGCTCTTTTCATCTTTGCGTAATTCAAGCATTTGTTTAGGTTTTGTTTCTTTCCAAGCAACATTCTTACCACTTTCATCTAAAGATCGACCTCTCCAGGCTCCCGCAACAACTTTTGGCTCTCTGTTTCCACCCCCGCAAGTGTTAACTGTTGGAGATTTACCATCTTCTGAATAAACTCTTTTTAAAATATCATGTCCGTTTATATCTTCGGCTGTTCCTATGTGTTGCGGGGTATCGTGAGTTTCTGCTGAGTTTTCAAACGAATTTGTTTCTAATATATCCCGCAAAACAATCCCCCTTTGTTCGGGTTGAGTAATCTCTGGTATGTTTGTCCAATACCAACGAACTCTGTTTTGAGCCGAAACAAGAGCTGAATTGATCTTAATTCGCTCAATACCGAAAGGAAGTTCGGGATAACAGGCTGATACTTGCTCTGAAATGACATCTAAGAACTCTTTTTTCATGTTGACGTTCTCTAATAAGAAGTATTTAGGCTTAATTTCTTTTAATAACCTAACAAACTCAAAGAAAAGCGATGATCTTGGATCGTCAAAGGCAAGCTGCTTACCTGCAAAACTAAATCCCTGACAAGGTGAACCAGATAATATTAAATCTATGTCTTGGTAATCTTCGGCCTTGATGTCGCAAACATCTCCTATTTGAATGATCTCTGGGTAATTGTTTTGACTAACTTCAATAGCGTATTTGTCTATTTCACTTGCGTAATACTTATCTACCTTAATCCCCAGGCGATCCAAGGCAATCATTCCGCAACTCATTCCGTCAAACAAACTTAATACATTCATATTTTTTCTCCTAAAAGGTGAGGTGTATTTTGTTGCAAGACCACACCTCAAGATCTCTGGAGACAGGAATGAATAAATCCTGTCGCAACTGCACTTCTATTGTTTATACAAGCCGAATGAATTGCCTGTTCGCGATTAGCAAGGGGGTTCTTGGGAATGCACGTAGCCGTCCCAAAAATCTTCCAATAAACTAGGCGTGTATAAAATATTCAGTTTTCGCATTTCTTCTGCGAACTTCTCAAACGAATCGCAAGAAGGAGAAACACATTCTGCGTCCTCTTGCATACCAATTAATAAATCACCTATTCTGCTCATACCTTCTCCTTTGCTTCTTCAAGCAATATATCTATCCATTTAACATTCTTCATACCAACCAATGCTTTCTTTAGCATTTGTTCGTCATTTTTATTGTAAGCAACAATAACAAATTTCTTTTCTTTAATAACAGTATTTTTTGGATTAACAACCATTTTAGATTTATTAATGTAAGCCCTAGCTTCCTCAACAGTCTTAAAGTTTAAATCTCTGGAAACCATGTTAATGCGTCTTAACCTTGTTCTTTTCTACTTCGGCTAGATTGTTAATCATTCCAATCAAGCAATCTTTATCAACCTCTATCTGCTGCAAGGCTGAATCTGGGCTTGAACTTTCGACCCCACCTGACTGAAAATAAACTTTAATGATCTGCGAGACTAACTGTTGTAAGTAAGCTCTGGTGTGATCCACGTAATCAGACATTTTATTATTCATGTTTTCTTCTCCAAATAAATAAATATACCCTTAGTATATCGAAAAGTGTTTACAAAGCAAATGAAATTTTATACTATAAGTGAAACAATTAATCAGGAGAAGATTATGTCAATGACAGAAATAGATTTTATCAGGGAAGGTATGAAAGCTTTACAGCCAGGATTACCAGCTCCCAGCTTTACAACGGAAGTACAAGCCGACATGCAATCAACCGAAAGGCTGAGCAAGTTTGTTGAGTACATTCGTCAATATCACCCAGCTCTTTTTGAGCATGCTTACAAAGAGGCTTGCAAATGAGTATTGAGATAGATCAAAGGTCTGAAGTTTCTGCGTATATAAAGGTAGGAGATATAACTATATATGTAGAGCATTCAGGCGCGGCTCCAGAATTTATTGATATTTGGAGAAATACTGAAGAAACTTTATTTACAAACGATGCTTGAGATTTTTCTTTGGGTGTTGGGGATAATAGCCACTTACCTTGTAGGTGGCTTGCTGTATTTTATTTGGATAATGAATAAAAATTTATAAGAGAAACTATGAAGATTGAAACCGATTGTATTGAAAAGATGAAACAGTTAGTTACTGGTATTATGGTTGATACAGAACACTTAGACGACAGAACGCCTTATGCTCAAGGGATGAGGGCCGCTTCAATAGAAATGGAGTGGATAATAAAAGATTACAAGAAACTAAAAAGAATCCAGGAGAATCGCAATGACTCAGTACAAAGATGATGTAGCCAAACAAAAAGCAAAGTTAAAGGCAGAAGAAGACAACAACAAGGTTATTTCTTGGGAGTTCCAAAGGGGCGCAGGCAGCCACTTTAGAAAAATAACATACGCAAATAGCAAGGTTGTAACTGTTGATTTAAACGACAAAGACTAAATGCCCCTAAGAGATTACCAGCAGGAAGCTCTAAATGCTTTGGAGAACTATATAGCAATAGAGGACGGCAATCCCTTGGTTGTTATGCCTACAGGCTCTGGTAAGTCTCATGTAATCGCAGACTTTGTGCTGCATATGAACGAACAAAAGAAACAAAAAACTTTGATTGTTTCGCATGTTAAAGAAATACTTTTTCAAAATTACGAAAAGCTACAAGACGCTTGGCCTTATGGAGATATAGGTTTGTATGGCAACAGCTTAAAGAGTCGAGATACAGATAACGATATTATCTATGCTCAGCTTCAATCGGTTTGGAACAAGGTGGATCAACTCCCCCTGTTTGATCTCCTTGCTATTGATGAAGCGCATCTTGTTCCAAAAGACGGCGAGGGGATGTATCGTTCTCTCGTTGTCGCCCTTAAAGAACGCAACCCAGGATTAAGAGTGGTCGGCTTTACTGCTACTCCGTATCGACTTAACTCTGGCATGTTAACCGAAGGCGAGGGATCTATCTTTGACGATGTGGCAATAGACTTTGGTAGTGGCGATAACTTTATTCGGCTGATTGATGACGGCTATTTATCACCTTTAGTAACTAAGTGTATGGATACTGAGTAT